GATAGCAAGATCCCGTTTGCTTTGCAGTTACTGGAGTCTGATTATTTGGTTGATGATGAAGTACCACAACCATCAAAAGGCAATACGGTACGAATGGGCATTGAGGTTGATAGTTACTTAAGGCCGCAAGCGTATCATTTTTATTCAAACCACCCAGGTGATACCTATGCCGGTAATACGCGCACTAATGGCCGCAAGCTACGCATACCGGCAGACGAGATAATACATTTGTTTTTGCCAGAGCGGCCAGGGCAGACGCGAGGCGTTACGTGGTTTGCATCTGCATTGATGCGTATGCACATGCTGCAAGGCTACGAGGAGGCCGAGGTGGTGCGAGCTCGGGCTAGCAGCGCACTGATGGGATTTATATCAAGCCCTGAAGGAGAGCTGATGGGTGATCAGGTTTACGAGAATGAAAGAGTTAGTGAATTTACGCCAGGTGTATTTAAGTATCTGCAGCCGGGTGAGTCGATAAATGTACCAGACCTTAATGCACCTGATGGACAACTTGAACCATTCACCCGGTCGATGCTGCGTGCTGTAGCGGCTGGCATTGGCGTTAGTTTTGAGAGTATCAGCAAAAACTTTTCTGAGAGTAACTACAGCAGCAGCAGACTTAGCTTGCTGGAAGAACGCGATACTTATAAAGTATTGCAACGTTATTTTATAGAAAATTTCCACCAGACAGTATTTGATAAATGGCTTGATATGGCGGTATTAAGCGGTGAGCTAAACCTGCCGGGCTACGAAACAAATCCTGAACGCTATGCCGCCAGTAAGTGGGTGCCACGTAGCTGGGAGTGGGTTGACCCGCAGAAGGAAGTTAATGCTTATAAGGATGCAGTGAGATGCGGCTTCAAGACTTTGGGCCAGGTGATTGCAGAACAAGGCGGTGATTTGGATGAGGTGTTAAGAGGTCGCCAAGCTGAGCTGGCGATGGTGGATGAGATGGGGATTGTGCTTGATACTGACCCAAGCGAAGTGAACGGCGGCGGCGCTGCGCAATCAGCTATGCAACCGTTTGAGGATACCCAATCGCCTGCAGGCAATGATGACGAGGAGTCAGATGGCGAATATTAATGGGCGCGGTATGATCAACGAGATACCAGATAAAGCAATTATGGAATCTGATCGCGCAGAATTAAATGAGCATGTAACAGAACCTGTCATTACGGGCAAGTTCCAACGCGCAGAGATGACGGCATTTGCCGAGATGGATGATCGCACCTATGAGTTTCCTTTTAGTTCTGAGACTCCAGTTGCTAGATATTTTGGCAATGAAGTATTAAGCCACGAGACAAAAGCAGCAGACCTGAGCCGGTTAAACGATGGCGCACCGCTGCTGTTTAATCATGATGTTGATCGCGTTATTGGTGTTGTAGAAACGGCAAGAATTGATGACAAGTTAAAACGTGGATATGCCCGCGTCAGGTTTAGTAAAAATGAATTTGCGCAAGAAGTTTTGGCCGATGTAAAGGATGGCATTCTACGGAATGTTTCCTTCGGCTATTCTATTGATAAGATGGAAGAGCGCGGCAGCGGCAACTTTGTTGCTACTGCCTGGTCACCGTATGAGATCTCAATGGTTTCAATACCGGCTGACAAAACAGTAGGGATCGGAAGATCCTTGCTATTGACTAACCCCGCTGCTCCGGCAGCACCAACCCCTGATCCCCTTTCTAACATGGAATCCGCCACTCCAGATCTGGCCGTGGTGCGGGCCGAAGCCGTCGAGGCCGAACGTTCGCGCATTGCTCAGATCTCCGCATTATGTGACAGGCATCAAATGGCTGATCTCGGCCAACAGTTGGTGGAGTCTGGTCGTTCAATCGACGAGGCTAGATCTGCTGTATTAGACAAATTAAACATCCCAATGGAGACTGTGACTATGCAAAATGCCGACATTGGCCTTAGCGCAACTGAAAGCCGTAGCTTTTCATTCTTGCGTGCTATTAACTATCTAGCTAACCCTACTGATCGTTCTGCGCGTGAAGCAGCAGGATTTGAAATTGAAGCATCTGAAGCCGCAGCACAAAAGCTTGGCCGTCAATCACGCGGTATCACAATCCCGCAGGATGTATTGCGCCGTGACTTGAATGTAGGCACTGCATCTGCAGGCGGCAACTTGGTTGCTACCGAATTGGATGCTGGCAGCTTTATTGATCTGCTGCGTAACGCATCAGCATTAGATCAGGCTGGCGCTACTGTGCTAACTGGTTTAACTGGTATGGTTGCGATCCCACGCCAATCAGGCGGCGGCACTGCTTATTGGGTAGCTGAGTCTGGGGCACCTACTGAAAGCCAGCAAACGGTTGATCAAGTAAGCCTGACACCACGATCAGTTGGTGCATTCACAGATTACAGCCGCCGCTTGTTGATTCAATCCAGCATTGAAGTTGAGAACATGGTTAGGAATGACCTAGCTACTGTTATCGCATTGGAAATTGATCGCTGCGGATTGTATGGCACTGGGAACAACAGCCAGCCATTAGGTCTGAAGCTAACGACTGGCATCAGCACGGAAGATTTTGCGTTGGATGCACCAACATTTGCTGAAGTTGTAGCACTTGAATCTGACGTTGCAACTGCTAACGCATTGCTCGGCAGCCCAGTGTATTTGATGAATGCTGCAATGCGCGGCAATCTGAAAGTGAAGGCTAAGGATGCAGGCAGCGGCTTGTTTGTAATGGATGGCGAGCTAGTGAACGGTTATCGCGCTGTGATGTCGAACCAAGTTGCATCTGGTGACTTGTGGTTTGGTAATTTTGCTGATCTTGTTATTGGTTATTTCTCTGGCCTTGATCTTATGGTCGATCCTTACACCCATAGCACTTCCGGCACTGTTCGTGTAGTTGCTATGCAGGATGTAGATATTGCAGTACGTCAGCCTGCATCATTCAGCCGTGGTAATAACACACTCTAATTATGGTAATTGAAATCCTGCGCCAAACTATGCTGCAGGGTTTAGTGGTACGCGTTGGAGATGTTGTTCCAGCATCTCCAGCCGACGCTAAATTATTAATCGGCATTGGCAAGGCGATGCTTGCAGCTACAGTTGAACCAGTAAAACTCATCCCACCAAAACGGAGAACATCCAAATGACGATTCACAATTTAGGATCAAAAACTACGATCCTTGGGTTACTGCGTAATGACGTAGTAGCAGCTACAGGCTTAGGTTCTGCTATTGATTTGTTGGGCTATGAAGGCGATATTGCAGTGCTGCTTGATGCCGAAGCAGGCGGTGCCAGCATTACGTATGCGGTAAAGCTAACTGAATCTGACACTAGCGGCGGTACTTACACCGACGTTACAGGCGGCGGCTTTACTACAACTACAGCTAACACTGCATCTTTACAGAAGATCTTTGTAAATGTAAGCAACTTGAAGCGTTTTGTTAAGGCAAGCGTTACGGTTGGCGGCGGCACTGGCGCGGGCGCTGTTGCAGTGATCGGCTTAGCATCCGCTAAGTACGGCTAAATTTGAGCAATGTAGGCGCTGGCATTAGCTGGCGCCTATACTGTAAACATTACCGGAGTGTAACATGGCTATTGGCGATAACAGTGGGTTTGAAGTGCAGGCACTAACTGCATTAACCGCAGTTGGTGTTACAGATTCAGCTGTACTTGCTGGAACTAATGTTACATTTCAAGTAACGGTTGCATCTATTGGCACTAGTGTTGTGATACGGATGGAAGGCAGCCTTGACAATACAAACTATTTCCCCTTGTATGATAGTACTCAAGCTGACACAACTATTACGGCAAATGGCACCTATGGGTTTTGCTTGTATTCACCAATTAAATTTGCACGTCTTAGATTGGTTACGGTAACAGGAGGCACTCCAACTATTGCGACTAAGATAGGTGCCGCATGATTTATCCCGCTGCAGTTAATATAGTTATTTTACAAGATTCTACTTACGAGCAGGATTTTGTTATTACTGAAGCAGCTAAAGCAGCTACGCTAAATGAAAATACTAATATAATTACAAGTGCGTGTCATGGCTTAATAGCAAATGATAGGGTTGCCTTTTCTGTTATTGATGGTGAATTGCCGTGTGGAATTATTGCAACCGAAAGTTATTTTGTATTAGCGGCTGGGCTAACTGAATATTCATTTCAAATTAGCAATACATCTGGCGGCAGCGCAATTGACTTTACAATTATTTCACCATCTGCAACTTATTTAATTGGGAAAGTAGTTAATTTAACAAGTTATACATTTGATTCTGATATACGTTTAAGTTATGATGTAGGGGTTAGCGCTTCATTTGTTTGCACTGTTATAAGTGCAACCGCGGGTAAGTTGCGATTATCTTTGACTGCAGCCACTACGGTTGCGTTAGCTGCTGCAGTTTACGTATGGGATTTAAAATTAATTAGTGGTGGCAACAGCTATTTTTATGCTAAAGGGTCTGTTACAGTAGAAGCAACTTCATCGCGCACGTAGCTATGATGATAGCAGCTACCACTGCGACTACAATTATGCTAACCCAAAGCCTAGCTTATCAAATTTTTATTGCACCAGCATTAAGCTCAATCCGATCAGCTCCGATTCGGTTTTTCCATTTGCAGTATGTTGATGCTGGCTATGTCGATGCTGGCTACACTGTTCTTTAACACCCCCATCCGTTATTAACCCATGACTACTATCGTCACCCGCACAGGCAAAGGTTCACCGTTAACGCATGTTGAGGTTGATACTAACTTCACAAACTTAAATACTGCTAAACTTGAAGCCGGTGCAATTGCGTTAGGTAGTGCTGCCGCCCCAAGCATAAGTTTTACGGGGGGTACTGACGGCATCTACAGCCCCGGTGCAGGTACACTAGCCGTAAGCACAGCCGGAGTTGAACGTGCCCGCATCGACAGCTCCGGCAGGCTCTTAGTTGGCACGTCTACTAGCAAGCAAACAAATGGCGCAAAGCTGGAAATCGTAGGCACTCGCACAGCTAACGGAGTTTATGAGATTGCACTGCATGAAGACGGTATTCACCCACTGATGACGTTTTCAAGGGGCGCCGCACTGGTAAGCAGCGGGAACGGATTAGGTGAGATTGGTTTTTACGGTCACGACGGCACAGATAAAGAGTCCGAAGCAGCTCGAATTACCGCCGAAGTAGACGACACCCCCGGCGCCAACGACATGCCAGGGCGCCTCGTCTTTAGTACAACCGCAAATGGCGCGGCTACTCCTACGGAGCGACTCAGAATCACTTCGGCAGGCAACGTTGGGATTGGCACTACTGGACCTAGCTCAAAACTTCATGTGGCTGGTGGGGGTAGTGGCTCTAGAGGAGCATTAAGATTCAGTGATGATGGTGGGGGCAACTATTGGGAGATTGGAAGAGATAACACTAGCACTGGTGACTTTACGTTTAATTTAAACAGCAGTGAAAAAGCCCGCATCGACATCTCCGGCAGGCTCTTAGTTGGCACGTCTACCGCCAACACCTCTGGCGCCAAGCTCCAAACATCAGACGGCATCACATTCCCTGCAACTGCCGTCGCCAGCGCCGATGCTAATACGCTGGATGATTATGAAGAGGGGACTTGGACGCCTAGCGTAACAAATATGACTACAACAGGCAGTCCTGCTTATGGTGGTAGATATAGAAAAATTGGCAGTCAAGTAACTATTTGGTTTTTTACAACAACAGCAGGCGGTGTTGCAACCTACACTGCAACTGCAAACAGTACCAGCGTAGCGGGACTCCCGTTTACTTCTGGATACGATGGGGTCGCTGCTAGCGGCGGACCACCAGGATGCGCCGTAAATGGCAACACCACCGCTGGTGGGTTTGTGCAAGGCCCTGCAGGCGCAAGCACAACTTTTTTCTTTGTTACCACGATTGCATCAACTCAAGGCATATCTGCATCACTTACTTATTACGTTTAATTGTCCAGCCCGCAACGGCTTAAAACTACAACCATTAAACCTGTTCCTGCCAGTCGGCAGTTCCTAAAATGGCATCATTCACAGAGCGTCAAGAGCACCAGCTAGAAATCATCCCTCCCTATTCCATCATCCAATGCCGTTGCGCTGACATCATCGAGAAGGATGGTGTGGAAGTAGGCAAGACCTATCACCGCTATGTTCGCACTCCTGGTGAAGATGTAAGCGATGATTGCGAAGAACTGCAAACAGTTGCTGCTGCGTTGTGGACCCCAGAAGTTATTGCTGCTTACGAGGCATCAAAGGCTCCAGTAGTTAGCGAGCAAGAGTAGTCGACGCCAACCAAAGCGCAAGGCGTACCATGGGGCTAGAATAGAGGCAACACCAGCCTGAGCCGTGATTGAAATTCTCGCTGCTGCGGCAGGCGCCGCTATCACCGCGGCGGCAATGGGGCTGTTCGGGGTTTCTCGTCGTAATGAAGAGGCAGCCGCTGCTGTAATACGCCTCACCAGCGCCGTGGAGCATATTGCCACAAGCCTTGAGACACTACACACGGATATAAAAGAAACAAACCGCGAGATGTTCCAGCGCCTTAACCAGGTTGAGAACAGGGTTAGCAAGCTAGAGGTGAAGTAGCGGCTAGACTGAGTGTGACGTTTGCCACAGTTTCGTGGACTTCCTATCTCACCCAGCTTTTTGGATTGTTGTTGCCGCAGCATCTGAGCTGATCGGCATGTCCTCGCTCAAAAGCAATAGCATCGTTCAATTGGTGTTCCAAATCCTTAACCTGTTAAAAATAAAAAAGGGCTGATCCGCTTCGGCAAAGCAGCCTGGGAGCGTGAGCTTGAATTTGCCATCCGTCAATGGTGGTTCGAGCAGACGTTGCCAGCCAAGTTGGATACTGCCGAAGCCGAATGGCATAAAGCGCAACCTGCACCGCTAGCGCCGCCGCCGATCGTGATAGAACACCCTATCAACGATGAGTTGCAAACTGGCGCTAGCCGGTTGTTAGGTGGTGAAATTTCAATCCATGCACCGTATGAGCGCTCATGAATTTTCTCGCCGCCGTAAAAGCCACCATCAGACCTGCACCATTGCCACACCAAATGGCTGCATGGAACTATGCCTGGGATCTGTTGACTATTGAGGAGCAGCAGGAATTTCTAAGCAAATTCAGGGCTGACCCAGCGCCCAAAACCACATTGGCATGGGAACCAGCAGCAAAACTAATACGCGAGTTTGAGGGGTTTAGTGATGTAGCATACATTTGTCCTGCCGGTGTGCCAACCATCGGCTGGGGCACCA